CGCTTCATTTCCCTGTCGTGGTTGGCCTGCGACTCAGACTCGAGCTTCGCCTGTTCTTCGCGAATCTTGGCCGTTCCGGAAGCCCAGTCGAGTAACTTCGGAATCAACGACACGCCAATCAACGCGGCAACACCTCCGATAGACAACGCAAGCCCGGCGGTACCGCCAACCAACGCGCCAATCTGGTTGATGTTGTTGGTCGTCGCCGTCAACATTCCCTTGAGACCGTTGTTCGTGTAGCCCGCAACAGCGTCCTCAAGCCCGCGTGTCGATTCGATTAACGCCATCTGTCCGCGAGATTGGCCAACTGATGCTTGCTGTGCGGATCGCTGCTCTGTGATTTGTCGCTGAATCGACCGCTCGAACCGCTGCTGAATGTCGATCTGGTGCTGAATCGCACTTGCCGCCCGCAAGGTTGCAGGAGTGGCCCCTGCCTGTGCAGCAGTGTACAGGCGGACTTCCGCAGTCGTCATACCATAGGTTCGCGCCTGCTGCGTCAGATTCGCCAATAGTGCATTGCCTGCAGATGTCGCGGCATCCTGCGCAGCTTTCTTGTCGCGGAGTGCCTGAACCTCATTATTGAGTTGCAAGGCGTAGTTGACAGAGCCTTCGCTGGCACCATTCCCGCCTTGGCGGATGATGTTATCCTGCGTGGTCTGGCCCATCGAGGCCATCTGCTTTTTCTGCCGCTCCAACTGACCGATAATCGAGTCGATGGAGCCGCTCAACGCCTTGTTGCCAGCACGAGCCTGATCTGTGCCCGCTGTGTACTGACTGGCGTCCGCGATTAGACGGGTTACGAGATCGCCCATGTTTGCCATCTCATTCCCCTTCCTTTACTGGCGGCCGTTTTGGTTGCCGGGCCATTGCCCACTGGACATTTACGTCTATTTGAGCCTGGCTCAATTCCTGGTCCTGCTGCGGCTTCGTTTCGTGCTCGTAAAACAGGAACGTCTTCGGTGGAATGTCGTGTCCATTCGCGGCGCACAGTGCCGATGCCATGCCTGCTGCCATCTGGTCCTGGTGGTACTGCCCCTGTGGCCGTCGCGCCAGAAATCCGCACCATTCATCAATCAGCTTTGCCGGAACGCGGTCCCGAAACCGCCGCCAGTCGAACTTCCTGAAGTGCCAGCAAATCTGCATGAAGTCGTCGTATCGCTGGCACCCAATCAGTTTTTTGGAGACGCCGCGCTGCTCAACTTGTACGCCAGATCGTAAATCGGCCCAGTGATATCGCGACCGAGACCGAGCAAGTAGTCAAGATCCTCGAAGGAATCGCTAAACGCCCGGTTGCCGTCCTCGTCACGCAGTGCCATCTGGATCAGCTTCACGTTGTCATACTTGCGCCGTTCGGGAATGCGGGTCCAGGTCGTGGAGTCGATAAACCACAACAGCACGCCCTCTTGCCATTCGCCTTCAGTGAGCGATTGCAGGCTGATCGGCCCCAGTACCGGGCAGGTGTAGGAGTCGTCAAACTTGCGCTTGCCGGACGCGGCCTTGATGTTGTCACGAATCGACATTGTTTGCCTTACGGGGTGATCGTATAGGAGTTGATTTTCTGTGAGCATTCAAACTTGGCGAGATCGTTTGGGCCGCCGCCGGTGATCTTGAGTGTCTTAATGGGTCCGACAGTTTGAACGGTTGCGGCTCCGGTGTCCGCCAGCGTTGCCAGGAACGTCGCAGCGGTTCCAGCGGCCCATTGCGACAGGATGGCAGCGTGTGAAGCGTTGGACGGGTCCCAGTTGCCTTTGAAATCCATTGTGCCGTAGTCCAGCAGCCCCGCAGTGTTCTGCACGGCGGTTGAGTCCAGATCGGTGATGTCGATCATGGCTGTTTCGCCGCCCAGCATCACATCGGCGCTGGTTACTTGCGGAACTAGCGTCGGAGTCGACGCGATATCAATCTTCAGGGTCGCGCCCTTCATCGGAATACGTGCCATTGTCTATTCCTTTCAGCCTTGCCTCACGGCGGCTTTTTCTATGCCCTTGGAGAGCTTGTCTACGATTACTTGCCAGACTGCGGACTCTGCGGAAGCCGATGCTGTTTTAATGAAGCTCGGTGAATGTGCTGGTGCTCGGCCTCGATAGCGGATTGTGCTCTTGGTCCGCTTTAGGTCGAGCGTCTTGCCTTTAACTCGTACTCGCGAAAAACCGGTGTATCGTTCGTCGGTGCCTTCTACGAACAAGTGACCATGCCCGCCGCGATTCTTGTCAGCGTCTTTACGCTTGCCAACATCTAAACCCGCCTTAGCGCTGATTACTTTGTTCTTTGAAGTCACCCGAAAGTTAATACTGCGCTTCATCGCACCTGGAGCAACCATCTGGCCGTTGACCTTGCGCCATTTCTTTCCCACTGGTGCAGCCGACTGAATTCGTGCTGATAACTCTTTTGCACCCGCATTGACTGCAGCACGGCACACTGGAACGGCAGCCTTGCCGAGGTATGCCAGCCGATTGTCAATCTGATCTGGAGTCATGTTGTCTCGTAGTAAGTCACAGCAAACATGGAGTCGACGCTATAAAGTCCGCTGGCTGACCCGTCCTCTTTTGGTATATATCCCGATGTCCGCGATTCCAGCATCGCCCTGAATGGCAGTGTGCCAGATGTGGTACAGCCAGCCATTCCTGTGCCGGGGTTGGTTCCGTTTGTCCGAATGGCTTCGGCAAGCAATCTGGCTGATGTTTTGTTGCTGCTGATGGCACTGATCATGATCCGAGCGTTGACCATGTCACAGACGCCGTCTAGCGTGTTGTCCATATCCTCATTGTCGACGCTGATAATGATCGCCGGTCGTTCATGCGGCTTGTCTCGCTGATCAAGTTCGTCCGGCCGAATCACGGTTGTGATGGTCGTGACAGCACTCAGTGTCAGCAGATAGGCCCGAACTGATTCCTCAATGGTCATACCTGCCGCCGTTCTTCGCCTTCGATCTGGACCTCTTTGCCGGTCTCGTTGATCACAAACGCAGTTACGATGTTGATTTTTCTCGAGCCCAGTCGCAGTCGCCAACTCGGATCAAGTGACTCAGATAGCAATGTTCGCGGCCCCTTCATCACGGTTGTCGTATTGGCCTGAACCTGCTTGAAAACATGCTGTTCGCTGCCGCCACGGGTAATGAATCGAACTCGGATCTGACCGACCGTCACCCAGTTGGAATCCGCCAGGCTGATCTGCCCGGAGTCATCTACAGTCGACCCGGGTTTCTCCACCGTGAGCGTGTGCGTGCACCGTGGCGGCATCTCGTTACATCCGCCGCACTTCACATCACACCCCCAATGGTTTGCAGGCGTTGAATCATGGTCCAGTAACTGGCCCCGAGATCGCAGCCGTAGTACATGCCGCGAACCAGTGACAGCACCGCCCGCTTCATCACATGCGGCACCACTGCTGCGGTCGCGTAGCCACACACAAACTGGACTTCGACCGCCTTTAGTCGGCAATCCGTTGTTGGCCATGTTTGCCCGTAAACAGGGCGAATCTGGGCCGGTTGACTGACAAGATCGGTCTCATATAGTGCTGTCGAGAGCGTGGTTAAGACGCTGCCCGTGTAGTATTTCACATGCGTTACGGCCGTTACCGGCACGCGACGCAGTTCGAGTTCGTGACACGGAAAGCGGTCAAAGTAGACCGTCCACGCCTGCGATATGATGATCTGGCGCGCGTCTCGCTCGATCTGCTCGACCGCGGCCAGCAATAGACTCAGGATATGGGTGTCTTGATCGGTATCGTTGCGGATATCGAGTTCGGCTTTAGCATCGTCCAGCCATGACGCCATGACCGAAGCTGATCGTGGCGCCGGTGGCTGGTATGCTCCGTAGTTGTCGATGTCTTCAGTCACAGGTTTAGGCCTATCGCAACTGGAAGATTCGATACCCGGCAATGTGCATGATCGGATCATTCGTGCCAGCGGACTGGCAGACGAATGACGGGTACAGGGCCACGATTGGAATGTTCGCGGTCACGTGATTGGTGCCAGTCAAGACGCCGTTCACGTACTGCTCAACTTCGGTCACGCCGTTGACATAGAAGCCGAGCGTGATGTAGGTGTCCTCGGCAATCCTGGCCGCTGCCTTGGTGGCGCCGGTTCCAGCCTTTTCCGCCGAGAACAGCAGAACACCATCGTCAGTCACGCACTGCCAGCCGATGTGGTTGTCTGAGGCGTTGGCACTGGATGCAATGATTGCCGTCTCAGCATCAGACAGACCGCAGAACAGTTCCACCTTATCGAACGTGTCGACAATCTTGATCTTGAACTCAGCCCAGATGTGCTTGCCAGCGGCTGGCACGAACACGGACTTGAGCCGCTGCAGGTTGGCCCCTTGCGTGCTGGTTGTGCTGTTGCTATCCAGTTCGAGAACGCCAGGTGCGGCAGTGCTGATGGCTCCGGTGCCGGTCGTGGCCTGCGTCAGCAAATAGTCGCCGGTCGTGGCTGCGGCGTTGTAGTTCTGCCACCGCTCATCGAGCAGCACGCCGATCATCGGGTCGTGAATGTATTCCTGGAGCGGGCAAGTCTTCCAGAGGTTGGCAGAGTAGCCAGATGACAGGGTCGGGTCGTAAATACTGACTCGCTTCGTGCCTCGGTCCGTGTAGCCTTTACTGGCCATTGCTCTCTCCTTGTAACGACGGCGCTGCTGCGCTGGCGAATTCAATCGCTGTCGGTTGTGCGGGGATTCGACGAGCTTCAAGTTCCGCGATGAACGCATCTGCCATGTCGAAAGACATTGCCGAGATGTGCCCCAGGGTCTTGCTCGTGGTAATGTTGCTGGTTGCGAGATTGGTGAAGATCACCATTGCCAGCCGCTCCTGTTCGGAATACGGCTGGACAATGATGGGTTCTTCAACTGCCGATTGCTCGGCTTGCTTTGCGGCTTTCGCCATTGGTCACGGTCCCGATTAGGCGATGTTGTTGGCTGTCAGTCCGCTGTATTTGCGCAGACCCTTGCGAATGTAGGTCACGACGCCTTCGTCGGTGCCCGTGCCAAACGCGACATTGAGCGTCACGTAACGCACATCGGCTACACCGGCGTCTGCGGCTTCCTGAGCGATTTCCTGGGCAGTGCATTCAACGAATGCGTAATCGCCAACCGCGTCGGGATCGCCAAATTCGGCATTGGTTAGGGACTTGATTTCAACATCAGTCCCCGCCCCAGTGCTGGATGAATTCGCGAGAACCTTGACGGTCACGTCGCTGGTGCCGATGGTGCGGAAGAACGAAAACAGGATCTTGTCGAAGTCCCGCATGTCCACCCATGCAATGTCGGTGGCAGTGGTGGCATCGGGGTCGAAGTCGTAGTGGGTGACTTTCACCTCACTTGATAAACCATTGCTTGACTGAGGACTGGCCATATTCAGGCTCCCAACTTAGATGAATAAAAGAGCGGAAAACCCGAACTAGCTGCGGGTCGCTAACGTGACGAACGGCGAGAGAGTGCTCGAACTCCGTTTCGGAGTCAGAGCCGAACGCCACCAGCAGCGGCCGTCGTTCTCCATCCAGAACTTGAAGGTGCGTTCGTGGTTCAAGAACCGGACATGCAC